CAAAATGAAATTCTTAGAGAGCGTTTGGAAGTTCTTTCATCATTGGATGAATACATTGGAAAATACTTTTCTAACGAATGGGTTAGGAAAAATGTTCTCCGACAATCTGAAGATGAAATTAAAGAAATGGATAAACAAATTAAAGATGAAACAGGTGTAGAAGCAGATGATGCTAAAATTAATCCAGATCTATTAGATTTTCAAGACACAGGTGATTAAATAATGAGTATTTCTAAATCTAGTTTTTTAAATAATTATAAAAATAAAGTTGCTTCGAGTGATGATTCAGAAAAAATAAATGAAGCAATTCGGTATGCTTTCAAACTTACAGATATGTATGGAGTTGAAAGAATTAACAAATCAATTTTAGAAGCTTCTGTTGAATTTAAAATTGATGAAAACTTGTTAAGAGAAAAAATAAATGATGAATCTTTTATATTAGACGAAAGGAATTAATATGAGTGATGATACAACAAATGTAAAAGCAAGTCTTATTCAAAGTGTACTTGATAGGAAATTTTCTAAAGCAAATACAGAATTTGCAAATTTGATGAGAGATAAAGCATATGCTGCGATTGATGATTTCAAAAATGCATATAATTATGTTTCGATTCAAAAAGCAGAAAAGGAAGCAGATAAACAACCTGAGAAAAAAGAAGTAGAAAAAAAGAAGGAAGCTGAAAAAAAGGAGAAATAAATGAAATTAATAACAGAACATACAAGCGATGTAGAGTATATTGTTGAAGGTAAAAACAAACAACAATATATTAAAGGTATTTTTATGCAATCTGATATTAAGAATCAGAATGGTAGAATTTATCCTTTTTCTGTTCTTCAAAAACAAGTAAAAGAATTTAACAACAATTTTGTAAAACAAGATCGTGCATTGGGTGAATTAGGACATCCTTCTGGCCCAACCGTTAATCTTGACCGTGTTTCTCATGTAATCACAGAATTACAAGAAGATGGTAAAAATTTTGTTGGAAAAGCAAAAATTATTGACACACCGAATGGAAAGATTGTAAAAAATCTTCTTGAGTCTGGTGTTCGTTTAGGTGTGAGTTCAAGAGGACTTGGTTCTGTAAAAACAAATAAAGATGGTGTAAATGAAGTTCAAGATGATTTTGTTCTTGCTACCGTTGATATTGTTTCCGATCCTAGTGCCCCTGACGCATTTGTTAATGGCATCATGGAAGGAAAAGAGTTTAGTCTAACAGGTGAAGTTGAATATGATATTCAACAGGAAATTAAAAATACTGTAAAGGCAAGACTAGAACAAAAGAAGATTGAACTATTCAAAAAATTTATGGGTGGTTTATAATTTAATTTTAATTTAAAAAGGAGCTATTAAAATGGCTGAAGAAAATGGACAAGTTGAAGAAGCAGAAGTTATGGAAGATGTGAAAATTGAAAAAGAAATTGATGAAGCAGCAAAAGATCATAATAAAGATCAGGGACTTCCAGCACTAGATCCTGAAAAGGGTCGTGAAGAATCAGAGGAAGATGGTGAAGGTGGAACGAAAAAAGCTGCTGAACCCAAAACAAAACCTTCCAAAGCATCTGCAAAAGCTGAAAGTAATCACGAAGATGAAGAAGAAGAATCTGAAGAAGAATCTGAAGAAGAAGAAGAATCTAAGAAAGAAGAAATCGAAGTTAATGTAGATGAAGATGTTGCTGCATTGATTAACGGTGAAGAACTTTCTGAAGAATTTAAATCTAAAGCTGCTACAATCTTTGAAGCTGCTGTTAAATCTAAAATTGCAAAAATTCGCAAACAGATTAGAGAAGAATCCAAGAAAGAGCAAGACGAGCGTGTTGCATCTATGCAGACAGAAATGACTGAGAACATGGATAAATATCTCAACTATGCTACAAAAGAATGGATGGAAGAAAACAAACTAGCAGTTGAAGCTGGAGTTCGTACAGAAGTTACGGAGAGTTTCATTACTGGTTTGAAAAAACTTTTTGAAGAACATTATATTGATGTTCCAGAAGAAAAAGAAGATGTTTTTGAAAGTCTGGTAGTCGAGAATAAAGAGCTCGAAGAAAAACTAGACGCACAAACGCAGAAGCACATGGACACGGTGAAAGAGTTAAATACATATAAGGCTGCTTCTATTTTCCAGACCGTTGCAGAAGGAATGGTCGATACTGATGTTGAAAAGTTTAAAGAATTGGTAGAGGATGTTGACTACGATGCTGATGACCAGTATGCGGAAAAACTGAATACTATCAAGAATAGCTATTTCAAATCAGACAAGAAAGACGAAGTTGTAGATAATAAGAAAACTGCTGGCACAAATAATCCAGTTGTAGATGGACAAGGTGATAGTCGTATGGATAGTGTAATGAAAGCAATTTCTTCTTTATCAAAGAAATAATGGGTTGAGTGATTTAGACTTAAATTAATTAAACAAATTTTAAAGGAGTACAATTATGTATTTATCTGAACAACACTCTGAGAAGTGGAAGCCAGTAATGGAACATGGCGATCTTCCAGAGATTAAAGATAGTTATCGCAGAGATGTTACGCTGCGTCTCTTGGAAAATCAGGAGAAGTTTCTTCAAGAAGCAGCACCTACAAATAGCATGGGTGCATCTTCTTCAACAGCTGGTGCTGGTAATATTGACACATGGGATCCGATTTTGATTTCTTTGGTTCGACGCTCTATGCCTCAAATGATTGCTTATGACATTTGTGGTGTTCAACCAATGACAGGCCCTACTGGTTTGATTTTTGCTATGAAAGCACATTATAACAATCAAGGTGATGAAGCTTTCGGTGCAGAAGGTTCACCATGGGCAACTGGTAAAGACGAAGCAGATACCTCTCATTCTGGTACTAGTAATCACGATCCAATGTCAGATACAAAAAATCCTTTTGCTGCTGACCTTGCTGCAGATTACCGTACTGGTGAGGGAATGACAACTGCTGGTGCTGAAGCTCTCGGTGATGGAGCGGGACCAGATTTTAAAGAGATGTCTTTCAGCATTGATAAAACTTCCGTAACTGCAAAATCTCGAGCTCTGAAAGCTGAATACTCTACGGAGTTGGCTCAAGACTTGAAAGCAGTTCATGGTCTTGATGCTGAAACAGAATTGGCAAATATTTTGTCAACTGAAATTCTGCAAGAGATCAACCGTGAAGTTGTCCGTACAATTTACACAGTTGCAAAACCTGGCGCACAGATTAATACGCAGACTGCTGGTACATTTGATCTTGATACTGATTCAAACGGCCGATGGTCTGTTGAGAAGTTCAAAGGTTTGATGTTTGCTATCGAGCGTGATCGTAACGAAATCGGACACGAAACACGACGCGGTAAAGGCAACTTTATGATTTGTTCTGCTGATATTGCATCTGCTATGTCTATGGCAGGTATGTTGGAAACAGGTCATGGTTTGAATACAGACGATACAATGTCAACCTTTGCTGGTACAATGAACGGCATGAAAGTATATGTAGATCCTTACTATACATCTAATGTTGGACAGTTTTATGCACTTGGTTATAAAGGTGCATCTGCTTATGATGCAGGTCTTTTCTATTGTCCTTACGTTCCACTACAAATGGTTCGTGCTATGGGTGAAAATACATTCCAGCCAAAAATCGGTTTTAAAACCCGATATGGAATGGTAGCTAATCCTTTCACATCTTTGACTGCAAATTCAAATGTATATTACAGAAAAGTTAAAGTTACTAACTTGATGTAATTTCGTTTTTTATCGAATCAAGAGGGATGGGGATTTTCCCTGTCCCTCTTTTTTTTTGGAGTTATTTATGCACGAATATAAAGCTAAAATAACAAAAATAGTTGACGGTGATACTATAAAATGTGATATAGATTTAGGCTTCTCAACAATCCTCGCTAATCAAACCATTCGTCTTTTTGGCATTGACACTCCCGAATCAAGAACTAGAGATAAAGAAGAAAAATATTATGGAAAATTATCAACTGCATTTTTACAAGATAAATGCCCTAAAGGTTCATATATAACCCTTAGAACTCATTTAGATAAAAAAGGCAAGTTTGGGCGTATTTTAGGTGAAATCATAGTTGACAATGTTAATCTAAATCAACAAATGATTGAAGAAAATCTCGCGGTTGAATATAATGGTCAATCTAAAACAGATATAGAAAAAGAACATCAAGTTAATAGAGTAGCCTTAAATAGACGAGGATTCACTTTTTCTTAACTTTTTCCTTGTATTGCTGTTTTTTATGTGTTAATATTTGCTTGTCGGTTGGTTCAAATTACATTATCTATTTATTACCTTTGCTTTACATATTATAAATAGCTATATAAATTAGTTATTAATATTCTTACGAGTTAAATAATGCCTTTACAACCCAATGAAATAAATCAATTAAATGCTATAGCATTTCATACTAATATTCAAAGATTACCAAATGTAAATTATTTTTGTCAAAGAATAGATATACCATCAGTTAATCTTGGAATAGCACCTCAAGTAACTCCATTTTCAGATGCTCCATCAGAAGGTGATAAACTTACATTTGAACAATTCACAATGACTTTTATTGTGAGTGAAGATATATCAAATTATTTAGAAATATATAATTGGATGGTAGCTATAGGATTTCCAGATAGTCATAAGCAATTTACTTTAAAAACATCTTCTCTTGGGAATACTTCTGTACGAGAACCACAAACAATAAGATCTGATATGAGTGTCATAATTACTACAAACAAATCTAATCCAAATTTTAATATTACTTTTAAAGATGCTTTTCCTGTATCTTTGGGCAATATTTCTTTAGATGCTGCTACAGCTTCATTAGAACCTATCCTTGTGGATGCTACTTTTGAATATGTTGGCTCATTTTCAATAGAAAAATTCAACTAAATTCTTCCTTGTATTTACAATAATTTTTTGTTATAATTATAATTATGAAAATTGATGATATAAAAGAAATGATTGATAAAGATACTGCTTTTTTGAAAGATGAGAGTCAGATGGATAATTCTTCTCTTTCTATACCAGAATTGCACGCAAAATATCTCCAATTAATATATGATGAAAAACTTGCATTGGAATATTTTAAAACAGAATATAAAGTTTTAAAGCGTAATAAATGGTTATATTATACAGGGAAGGCTGATCCAGAAGTATATGCAAAAACCCCATTTAATTTAAATATATTAAAAGCAGATGTTGATAAGTTCCTTGATGCAGATACAGATTTAAATGCAGTTTATTTAAAAGTAAAAGCACAAGAAGAAAAACTCAACTTAATAACAGAGATAGTTAAATCTGTTATGGGTCATTCTTTTAATGTTGGTAATGCTATAAAATGGAAGAAATTTTTGAATGGTGAGCTTGGATGATTGCAGTTGGAAAACTGAATGAAAGTTTCTTACAAGTATCTTGTGAGAGACACGTTGCGTATGAATTGAATGAGTATTTTTCTTTTAAAGTACCAAACTTTCAATTTCATCCGAAGTTTAAAGCGAAACTATGGGATGGTAAGATACGTTTGTTTAATATTCAAACTGGACAAATGTATCTTGGTCTATACCCATACTTGAAGGAATGGGCAGATAAACATTCTTACAAAATACAATCCGACATAGTAGAGGCCCGAAAGTTAAAGGGCATGGGTGTTACGGAGATAAAAGAGTTTTTCGATTCGTTAAAACTCCATTGTAAGAATGTTCCCATTACTCCAAGAGATTATCAGGTTTCATCATTCATTCATTGTGTTAAACAAGAAAGAGCTTTGTTGTTGTCTCCGACTTCATCTGGAAAGAGTCTGGTTATATATTCATTAATTAGATGGCATCAACAATTTATAGACAAAGATAAGATATTAATATTAGTACCAACAACAAATCTTGTTAGACAAATGTATAATGATTTTGGTGATTATTCATCTGAATTAAAAGATTGGAATGTAGAAGAACAATGCCACCAGATATATTCTGGTAAAGAAAAGGAAACAGATAAGCAGATATATATTAGTACATGGCAATCCCTATTCCGTTTGGGGGCCCCATATTTCAAGAAATTTGGAATGGTTATAGGTGATGAAGCTCACCTATGTAATGCCCAAAGTCTCAAAGGTATTCTGGAAAAGATGGTAACGTGCAGATACCGTTATGGAACTACTGGAACGATTACTGATTCTAAGACTAATAAATTAGTATTAGAAGGATTGTTTGGAAAGACGTATCGTGCTATTACTTCAAAAGAGTTAATGGATGATAAACATATATCTGATTTAAAGATTGAGTGTTTGGTTTTAGGATATGAAGATGCAGAAAAGAAGTTATTAAAGAAAGCAACATATCAAGAAGAAATAGATTTTATCGTTTCAAATCCAAGAAGAAACGATTTTATATGTGAATTAGCATTGGCCAGAAAAGGTAACGTACTGGTCTTATTTAATTATGTCGAGAAACATGGTAAAGTTTTAGAGAAAATATTGAAGTCTAAATTAAAGACAGATAGAAATATTTTCTTTATAGCTGGTGAAACTTCAGTAGAGGACAGAGAATCTATTAGGCAAATTACGGAAGTTGAAAACTCTATAATAGTTGCATCATCAGGTGTATTGTCAACGGGCGTTAATATTAAAAATTTACAATCGTTAATATTTGCTCATCCATATAAAGGTAAGATTAGGAATCTTCAATCCATAGGAAGGGTGTTACGATTAGATGATAAAGAAAACAAAGCTATATTGTTTGATGTAGTTGATGATCTTAGTTGGAAGAAATATTATAACTATGGACTTAAACATTGGAAAGAGCGAGTTAAGACATACACGAATGAGAAGTTTGATTATAATATTAGAGAAATAACTTTATAAAGGAAACTAAAATGGGTAAAACCTACAAGAAGGTTGTGAGAAACAAATTTGAAAAGAAAAAATTTAATAACTTAAAGAAAAAACAATTTGTAGAGGATTACGAAGATGAATCTATATTGGACCAGCTCGAAGAACTGCAAGAGGTGCGAGAAGAAGACCAAGCACGAAAACAGGTCTGAGGGTTTCGCAGGAACAATTTATTATGAAGATTGGGTATGTGTAGATTGTGGAAGTTATACTTTAATACCTAAAAGAGGCGAACCAAAACATGAAACTATTTATTGTATAAATGGATAATAATATGAAAGTCAACATTATTAATAAAAGTGATAATCCATTACCTTGTTATGCAAAGCCGGGTGATGCTGGTATGGATATTTGTGCGTCCGAAGATGTATGGATGAGACCTTTTAACAAAGCAATCGTTCCTACTGGAATTTATTTAGAGATACCAGAAGGATATGAGTGTCAAATAAGGTCAAGGTCTGGATTAGCTGCAAAACATGGAATAACAGTTATGAACTCGCCCGGTACTATTGATAGTGGTTATCGTGGTGAGATTAAGGTGATATTACATAACCATCATTTTCAAACTTATGATATAAAAAAAGGTGATAGAGTAGCACAGATGGTATTTGCACCTGTAACGGTTGCTGAATTTAATGAAGTTGAAGAATTAACTGAATCTGATAGAGGCGAAGGTGGCCTTGGGAGTACAGGAAAATGACAGATAAAAGAAAACATTATGTAGATAATGAGCAGTTTTTTATTGAAATGAAAAAATGGAAACAGAGAGTACATGATGCTCGTGAGGTAGAAGAAAACGATCCGCCCACAACTGAATATATGGGTGAGTGTTTTCTAAAGATATGTGAGCATCTTGTAATGCGTCCAAATTTTATTAATTACACATTCCGCGATGATTTGATTTCTGATGGTATTGAGAATTGTTTGTTATATGCTCATAATTTCAATCCAGAAAAATCGAAGAATCCTTTTTCATATTTTACACAAATTATTCATCATGCTTACGTTAGGAGAATTGTTAAAGAAAGAAAATTAATGCATATTAAGTATCTTCTAGTTGAGAGAGAAGGTATAGTAGAACAAATAAAAGATTCGGGTGAAGGAAATAAAAAAATAACTAAAGAATGGGTGGATTATTTAAGAACCCATGAGAAATATGCTGTAAATCCAACGAAAAAGAAGAAAAAGAAGGCTGATTTAGAATTGTATTTTAGGTAGTAAAAGTTTTTCCTTGTATTTTTAATTAATTTATAGTATAATTCTTGGAGTTATTAATGGATTATCATGTTATGGCTAATGAAGAATGTCAAAGATGCAAACAATTTGAATTAGACCATAAATTTAAACATTGTTCTTTTACAGTAAGTCGTTTGGAAAATGGAAACGCATTACAAGAATTTGAATGTTCAAGATGTAAATTTAAATGGGAAAGGATATATGAAAGTAGCTCTAATAACGGATCAACATTTCGGGGGAAAACAGGACAGTCAGAACTTTTTAAATCACATTGAAAGATTTTATCGTGAACAATTTTTTCCATATTTGTCTGAAAATAATATTCATACTGTTGTTGACCTTGGCGATACTTTTGATCGTAGAAAATTTGTTAATTTTAATACACTTGATAAAGTCCGACAATTCTATTTTGATGTATTCTATGAACGTGGAATTAAACTACATTCTATTGTAGGGAATCATTCTACTTATTATAGAAATACAAATTCTGTTAATAGCTCTGAATTACTTTATGGACATTATCCGAATATTGAAGTATATCCAGAAGTTTCAACAATATGTCTTGATGGAACACTTATTGATTTGTTGCCTTGGATAAATTCAGAGAATTATGATAGAACTATTGACTTTATTAAAAAATCAAAATCTCATGTTGCATTTGGGCATTTAGAAGTTGCTGGTTTTGCCATGTATAAAGGATATAATGCAGAGGATGGTATTGCAAAAGATATATTCAAAGGTTATGAAATAGTTTGTTCTGGTCATTATCATCATAAGTCAAGTAAAGATAATATTCATTATCTTGGAGCTCCATACGAAATTACATGGAATGATTATGATGATCCTAGAGGTTTCCATGTATTTGATACAGAAACCAGAGAAATAGAGTTTATCCGTAACAAGTTTAGGCTGTTTGAAAAGATATATTATGATGATGAAAATACAGACTACACATTAATAGATGTTGGTTATTATAAGAATAAGATTGTAAAACTTATAGTAGAGAATAAAAAAGATACAGGTAAATATGAACATTTTGTGGATTCATTATATGAATCAGAATTAGCTGATTTAACTATACTTGAAGATTTATCAGAGTATAGTGCTAGATATAGTGAAGATAATGATGATGATGTGGAAATAGGTAATACATCAGATTTCTTGGATGAGTATGTTGATGATATGTCAGATAATAAGAGCGCAGAAAAACCCAAGATAAAAAAATTATTAAAAAGTATTTATGATGAAGCTCTTAATATGGATGAATAATGATTGTATTAAAAACTGTTAGATGGAAGAATTTTCTATCGACTGGCAATCAATTTTTAGAGGTACATTTAGATAAAGAACCAATGACATTGATCGTTGGGAAAAATGGTGCTGGTAAATCTACTTTGATAGATGCCATCACCTTTTCTTTATTCGGAAAGCCTTTTAAAAAGATTAATAAAAGTCAGTTGATGAACTCTGTCAATGAAAAAGATTTAGTTACAGAGATTGAATTTAACATTGGTAGGAGTAGATGGAAAGTAAGGCGTGGTATTAAACCAGCATTATTTGAAATCTATCACAATGGACAAATAATCAATCAAGACGCAAAGAGTACAGATTATCAGAAGTATCTTGAAGATAAAGTTTTAAAATTGAACTTTAAATCATTTACTCAAATTGTTGTATTGGGTTCAGCTTCATTTGTTCCATTTATGCAGTTATCAGCAAATGATAGAAGAATTATTATTGAGGATATTTTGGATATTGGTATATTCTCTGTTATGAAGAATTTACTCAAAGATCGTTCTATGATTCTAAAAGAAGAATTATCTGAGGTAGAGTATGAAATAAAATTATTACAGGAAAAAATAAAATTACAAGAAAGGCATTTAACAGAGTTAAAAGAAAAATCTGATTCAAAAAGAAAATCTGATTTGGATAAGATTGAAGAAACACAAAAAGAAATTGTGCGTCTTAATGAAGAAATTGATGAACATCAGGATCTTGTAGTTTCGTTAATGGAATCTATAGCTGATGAAGATGGTACTTATAAGAAGAATACAGAGTTAGACAAATATCAAGCACAGATTAAAAAGAATTTAAAGAAATTAGGTAAGGATAAAAAGTTTTTTGCAGAAAAAGAAAATTGTCCTACTTGTGAGCAAGATATTGATGAAACATTTAAAACAAAAAAACTAAATGATTTACAAGATGATATTGAGGAAATGGACAATGGTTTAGAAAAAATTAATGGAGAAATAGAAAAAGTTATTGAACGATTAGGTGAAATTTCTGGAATTAATAAACAAATACAAGCTGAAGAAAATGAGATTAGAACAAAGAATGGATATATTAAATCTCATAATAGTTTTATTAAACATTTAAACGAAGAATTAAATAATAAAGTAGAAGAAGCAGATGAAGGTAAAATAAAGATTTTAAATAGTGAATTAGAAGATCAAAAGAAAACCCGAAGTGAATATACAGAGCAAAAGAGATATTATGATATTCTTGGTGCTATATTAAATGATAAGGGGATTAAGACAAGGATTATACGCAAGTATCTTCCTTTCATAAATAACCATGTAAACAATTATCTTAAAGATATGGATTTCTTTGTAAATTTCCAGCTAGATGAGAATTTTCAAGAAACCATTAAAAGTAGAAATAGGGATGATTTTTCTTACTACTCATTTTCAGAGGGTGAGAAGAAAAGAATTGATATTGCATTGTTATTGACTTGGAGACATATAGCATCCATGCGTAATTCCGTTAATGTTAATCTTTTGATACTGGATGAGGTATTTGACGCAAGTTTAGACCAAGCTGGTGTAGATGATTTGATGAAGTTATTTAATATACTAAATAAGACGAATTTGTTTATTATATCACATAAACTAGATATATTAGATGATAAGTTTCCAGCCAAGATAACAGTTGAGAAACTTAAAAACTTTACAACTATGGAATACAGATGAAGGTAGTTGTGATGATGTGGATATTATTTCTTACTGATTTATCTAGTGAGAAACGTGTTTATGATGGCACATTAAATGAATGTTTATTAAACGCTATTTTATATAACGAAAATCATAAAGATAAAAGTCGAGCTGGATGTTATATGGAAGTTGTCCAATACGATTATGTTCCGAGGGAGTAGAAATG